GAGTTTGATTTTTCATTCTCTATCTTTTAAAAATTCGCTAAATCAATTAATTCTTGATCAGATTTTAGCTGATCACTTGCATACTCAAGTGCATCACCTACATCTTTCAGAGCTTCGATCACAATTTCACGATCAGCTTTTAGCTCTTCACTTGCATACTGAAGCGCAAGCCCGTTTTCTTTTACAGCTATAAGCACGAGTTCGCGATCGTTACGTAGCTCTTCACTTGCAAACTCGAGTGCCCGCGCGTTTTCTTTTACAGCTATAAGAGCGAGTTCGCGATCATTGCATAGCTCATCAATTGCATACTCAAGTGCCTTGCCGTAATTTTTCACTGCTGCGATCACAATTTCGCGATCAGCCCGAAGCTCTTCACTTGCAAACTCGAGTGCCTCGCTTACCTCTTTCAGAGCTGCCAGCACGATTTCGCGATCAGCACGTAGCTCTTCACTCGCATACTTAAGCGCATAACCATTTTGCGTGACAGCTGCAAGCGCGATTTCACGATCAGCACGTAGCTCAGCACTCGCAAATTTGAGAGCGTAGCTACGATTTTTCACAGCTGCAAGAACGATTTCACGATCAGCTCGTAACTCATCACTCGCATACTGAAGAGAACGTCCGTCTTGCTTTACAGCTGCAAGCACAATTTCACGATCAGCTCGAAGCTCAGCACTCGCATACTCTATGTGCATTCCACAAGCTGTCACAGCTGCGAGCACGATTTCGCGATCAGCTTTTAGCTCTTCACTTGCATACTCAAGAGCTGAATATCCAGCCTCCACAATCGCGAGAATAATTTCTCTGTCTGCTAAAAGCTCAGTGCTTAAATTTTCAGGGTAGCAGTTGTCATTTCTGAGAGCTTTGAGTGCTTGGATTTTGTCGGTGATTATATTTTTTGTTGTCATTGTGTCTCCTGATCGCGTTATGTGCGATAATTATGCTTTTTTATTCTTTTTACTGCTAGATTTTCTTTCGTGTATGAATTAATTATGCAATTTTCTTTCTTCTTCTTCTTCTTCTTTTCTCAAGCGATCTTCTTCGCAATACATAGCAATCTCATCTTTGTATCTTTCGTGATAGTCTTCGCACATCTCTACGATAGATGCGCCTTTTAAAATTGTTCTGGATCCCCCGTACCACGGGCAGGACCATGGGCAGCTGATTTCGCTATCTTCGTCACCTGTAACTTCAGAAATTTCGTAAAAGTGCTCAGAAAAAGCTTCTCTTTGCTCATCTGTCAGATCTTCACTGTCTAGTGAAAGTACTGACTTGAAAGTGAGCTTCTCGCTGTCTTTTCTATCGTCAGCTGCGAAAAGAAAGTCTTTGAGCGATGCGCTGTCTTCAGACTCTAGACACTCAAGAAATTTTGGATTTTCGCATAAAGAATCGAAAGCTGCTCTTAGTACTTTATCTGTGATCATTTCTGACGCTGAAGCTTCGTCAGCACCGCAATAGTCATTGTATGCAGCCCCTTCAATGACAACAAAAGCGACATGTCTTTGTAGCTCTATGTCTTTTTTAGTGAGTGTGCAAAAGATAGTGTAAAAAGTTTGTGTGTTCATCGCAGTCTCCGTTTTTCTTTCTTTTATGCAGTAGATCATATGACTTTGCATCTTTTATCGCAAGAATAAAAATTTACGAGGAGAAACAATAGAAAAAAATAAACTTTTTTTGAACTTTATCATCTCTTTTTACTTAAAATTGCGTCTGCATTCCCAAATAATTTGTATTATGGTAGTTTAATTTTATTATAAAAAAAGTTGATACAAGATGCCCCGACCTCCTAGAAAAGTTATTCTTCCCGCGCACAGACCAAAGCTGAAGATCGACTGGAAAGAAGTGAATCGAGCTTTAGAGTGTGGCTGCACAGGAATGCAAATCGCAAGCGTCTTAGGCATGTGCTCAGACACTCTTTATGACAGATGTATCACAGAGCAAGGGGTAACTTTCTCAGAATACAAACAAAATCACTCCGCAAAAGGTGAATTCGACATTCTAGCGAAGATGCATGAAGACGCTTTGGGCAAGTCAAAAATTAAAGGCAACGCGACTCTTTTGATGCGACTTGCAGAAGTCAGAGTAGGTCATAAGTCTGCTAAAGATGTCAGCTTAGCGATCACTTCTTTCGCTGATCTGTCAAAGATAGCTTCGAGCGGTCAGCTAGAAAATTTATTAGCTCAGGGTGAGCTTGCTTCTGACGATCAAGTAGCAGCTGAGAAAGAAGATCTTTAAAGCTCATACTCTTGAGAGATCTCGTATGTTCTCTCTATTGTATCGATCATTTTGTGCAGGGGTATGCCAAACTCTCGTGCTGAAAAGACAAAAGAGCTTGAGAGAGCGGAGTATATAGCAGAAGCTGTGTGCTTTTTGCATGACACTGTGAGTATCTTTTTGCGTAGAGAGAAGATCTCATCAGCTAAGTCGTCGATGTCGTCTGGTATGATCATGGGAATTCTTTTTTTTCACTTTAAAAACTGAGGGTTTTAAATGCAACCGATTCCTGGAAAGCTTTCTATAGAAAACGACGCGATTTTAAAGTCATCTTTAGCTTTCATAAAGTCAAAAACTTGGCGCATGAATAATTTATATCGCATCGTAGACAAAGATGGCGATTCTGTACGCTTTAGACTGAACGAAGTGCAAAGCGATGTGCTTGAAAAGATGCACAAAAGAAATCTCATTCTAAAAGCTCGCCAGCTCGGCATGAGTACTTTCGCTGTACTATACTTACTCGACGAAGCAATCTTTAAACCGAATCTTTCGGCTGGGATTGTCAGCTACTCTTTAGAGCACGCTCAGCACATCTTTAAAAGAATCATCGGTCACGCGCTAGATACTTTAACGCCCTTCGCGAAAAGTCTTGTGGGCATAAGTCAGCGATCAGCACGAGAGATCACTTTTGCGAATGGCAGTTATTTGCGTGTAGATACGACTTTAAGAGGCGGAGCGTATCAAGTTGTACTAGTGAGCGAGTTCGGTAAGACATGCGCTAGAAACCCGATCAAAGCTGAAGAAGTGATCACGGGAACTTTGCAAACAGTGAGCAAAGACGGCACGATCATCATCGAAAGTACAGGCGAAGGCAACTCGGGTTATTACGCGGAGATGGTGCAGCTTGCAGCGCAAAGAGGCAATGAATCTTTGTCTGATCTTGAGTACAAACTTTTCTTTTACCCGTGGTTTTTAGAGACTGCATATGTGCTTGAAAAAGAAGGAAGTTTGTCAATCAGCACAGATCAAGCTGACTATTTTGCAAAGATGGAAAAAGACTGTAGCATGACACTAAGCATTGGCCAAAAAAGATGGTATTGTCATCAGCAGTCAGTTTTGGGCGAGAAGATAAAGCAAGAATTTCCCTCATCTATTTCTGAAGCTTTTACATCATCATCAGACGCTTACTACTTTCAGCTTTGCATTGAAAAAGCTTTTCAAGATAACCGCTGTCTTTCTACTTCTCTTTACGACGCGCTGCAACCTGTTTACATAGCGATGGATATCGGCGTTAACGATTTGACAGTGATCTGCTTTTTTCAAGTGCAGCATGGCGAGATAAAAGTGATCGACTACTACGAAGACAAAAACAAAGGCTTAGATTTTTACGCTCGTTATCTTCAGCAAGATAAGCACTATGTCTATCACACGATCTTTCTACCGCATGATGCTGCTCACCGCGATGGAATTGTCGTCGAAAATACATACGAAAGAGATTTCAAGCGTCTTTTCAGTGCATCAGCAACGCGTTTTGTCGTCTTAAAGCGCACAGATAAAAACCTGAACATTTCTAACGCAAAACTGAAGTTTGACCGCTGCGTCTTTTCTATCTCTAGAGTAAAAAAGCTCTTAGATCAAGTCGGAAAGTATCGAAAAAAATGGTCAGAACAAAATGGGAAGTATCTTGATGAACCTTTGCACGATGTGAGTTCTAACTATGCTGATGCTTTCATCTACGCTATGCAAGCAGTATCACATATAGAAGCTGCTGGAGGTAACAGGGGCGCGTTTGAAAAGCACAGGCTGGTAGTAGAGAATCGTGCTCAGCGGTTTTGAATTTTAAAATAATTCCTACTTACTAATAAAATGTTTACTTTGCTACATTGAATCTATGCTAACAGAAAATGAAGCTTGGTCTGAATTTCAAGAAAACTATCGCTACGCACACGATTATTGGCAGCCCTTTGTTAAAGATGCCGAAGTTTATACGCTTGCAGCGTCAGGATACACCTGGAGCAATGCAGAGCGTAAGCAGCTGATTAAAGAGGGTAGAGAACCTCTCGAGCTTAATATAATGCGTCGCCCCTTGCAGTTTTTTTCAGGCTACTTAAGAGATCATCTAAACGCAATTGTTGTGTCTCCGATCGAAGGGTCAGATCAAAAGACTGCAGACCAGCTAACGAAACTTTCTTACTACACGTGGGATAAGGGCGGTGGCTACACTACTTTTTTAGATGCAGCTGATGAAGGGATGAAATCAGGAATTGCTCTTTGCGGAATTCAGATGGATTACTCCCGCGATTTCATCAACGGCGAGATTTCCTTTTTCAAAAGAACGTACAATTCATTTCTTCTCGATCCCACTTTTGAAAGGCTAGATCTAAAAGATTGCGGTTTTGCGATCACGAGAGATTTAGTAGAACGCAGCATCATCAAGCAACTGCTACCTTTTGTAGATCCAAAAAGAATTGATGAAATTCAGAACTCATTTCGCGATGACAAGTTTCTCTCCTACCATCCGAATTTCACTACACTTTCTCGCAATCGAAACTTGATGGCTTATGATCAGTATTATCGTAGGACTACTAGACCACGCAGATTTTTAGTTGATGAAGAGTCAGCATTCTATAGAGACATCAGTGATCTTCCAGATGCGGAAGTTGCTAAGCTTAAAAAAGGTATAAAGCGTTTAGAGGCTTTGCGTGAAGATGCGGACATGTTGGGAATCGAAGCGCAAGACATTCCAAATCGCGTAGATATTCGCACAGTTGAGCGCGAGTATGTAGAGCTGAGAATAATGCTGAACGGCCAAGAAGTTTATTGTGGCGAAGACAAGACAGGTATCGTGCACACATATCCTTTCGTGCCAATCACTTGTTATATGGAACCGTCAATTTGGATGCCGTCACAGCGTTTGCAAGGAATGGCTTCGACTACGTATTCAGCGCAGCGTCAGTTTAATAAAAGACACATGAAGATCATCGACATGATGGACTCTACAATCTCGACGGGGTTCAAGTACCTCATTGGCTCTGTAGCTGATCCTCAAGACATGCAGCAATCGGGGCAAAATAAGCTTATTGGCATTGACCCTGAAAATGCACCGCAAGGGTTAGAATCTGTACAGCAGCTGCAAGGTGGCGGAGCAAATCCCGCTTTGATCGAATACCAGGGTGTGTTAGATCAGCTAGCACTGAGTTTGTCGAATGTGAACGAGTCGTTGCTTGGTGTAGACGAGAAGGGTAACACGCAAGTTTCAGGGCGTCTTGCACAAGTTAGAGTTGCACAGGGGTTACGCTCGAATCGCAAAGTCTTTGATAATATCGAGCAAAGCCAACAAGTTTTGGGCGGGTTAGTAATCAAAGCAATTCAGCTCAATATGCCCGTTGGTAAAGTGAAGCGTATTTTAGCTGAAGAGCCGACTCCACAATTTTACGACCAAGAATTTGAGCAGTATGACGCTACCATTAAAGAAGGCGTGCGCTCTCAGTCTCAGCGTGATGCGTACTATTATGAGCTGGTTAATCTCAAGCGTGAAGGGATTGTGGACGTGCCTGAATCTGAGATTGTTCGCGCTCTACAGATGGCGGGACTAAGCGATCTACAAGAAGCAATTGAGAAAAAAGAAGAGCAGCAGCAGGCTCAGCAAGCTAAAATAAATGAGCAAGAACGAATGGCTATGGAATTAGCAAACTCGCAAAAAGAAGAAAACCTTGCGCTTGCACAATCCAGAAGAGCGCGTGTTTTAGGAGAAGTTGCTTTGGCGGAAGAGCGCGTTTCGGAAGCATCAGAAAATCGTGCGCAAGCAGCTCTAGCCAGAGCTAAGACTATAGTAGAGATATCCTCAATGCATGAAGACAGGATTATCAAAGTTTTAGAGTTTGTGAATTTGCTAGAAGCTCAGGAACGCATAGACCAAGAAAGTGTCTCTAACAAAGTATTTGAAAAATCTGATTCTATTAACTCTGAGACTCAAGGATCGTTTGAGAACCAGCAGGTTTCCCCGCCAAATCCTCAACAGTCCGCCACGTCGAGAGCGCCCGCGGATTTAGGTGGAATATAAGTTTAAATACTTGTAATGCTTTGTCTATAGGGATGGAATGTCGACCAGAAAGATGGTGTATACGCATATGACAGCTCCGACAAACAGTGATGAAGTTACTGCTATTATTGTTCCGTTCATTCCCATCAATATGATGGATGTCAGTTTTCCCATGCTTGTCACAGATAGAGCAGACAGAAATTCTAGTTTCTTTAGACATTTTCTTAAACCAGCCATGACCATGTTTAAAGAGAGGATTTTTTTCCTTTACAGCATGTATAGCGTAACATTTTTTAGAACAATAAATCCCTCTGTTATCAGCTTTTGCAGACTTGCTGATGTAGAATTGTTCCCCACACGATTTACACGCGCAAGAGACATGAGTTTTCTCTCTATTTTTAAAGCACGTATCAGAGCAATAAGCCCTATCAGAATATTTTAATCTCGATTCAAGAAACTCAAACTTTTGTCCGCAAGTTTTGCAGTCTCGATGGATTTTATTAACTCTCAAAGCTTCATCGGCACATTTTTTTGTACAAAAGCATTCAATTTGATTTTTAACTCGATGAGCACTAGCATCAAAATTAAGTTTACATATCCTACAAATAAGTTTAATTCGCGTTTTCTTAAACGCATATTGACAGACAGTAGAACAAAAAAGTGGTCGGTTTCGTTTGACTTTATAAGGATAGGTGTCAAAAGAGTTCTGACAAAAAGAGCAGTGAGTTTGCATGAACTTAAGTATTGTGCTTGAGAGAATAGACTGCAACAATATCTGCGGAAAATCTAATGATGCAGCAATCACAAATGCAATCTCCTGAAAAGCAACCTACAATCTAAAATCCTTTTTCTTTTTAAAAAAATGACTAATATATAGTAAAAGATTTAGTATACATTTGTTAGGTCAAAGGAGGCTTGTATGCCATACGATAAAAGTAAAATGAAGACGTCTGGTTCTTTCATGGACTCAGGAAAAGGACTTTGTTCTTATTCTAAAAATCCGATGAAGGCTGCTAGAGAAACAGCACCGATGTGTGGTCCCGGCGGTAACGCTGATCAAGCTAAAGCGAACAAGCTACTACAAAAAGCGCAGAAGTCAGTTGATTCTTTACGTGGCAAGAGTGGGATG